GGCGCGACGGCGCGCACGGGCGGCGCTGGTGGCCGGGGCCACGTTCGCATCATCGAGATCTGACATGCGCTTCGCCCTCGTCAGGGATGGCGCTGTCGTCAACGTCATCGAGTCGGATTCGGCATTCGCAAATGCCGAAGCGGCGCGGCTCGGAGGCTCAGCCATTGAGTCGGCCATCGCAAGCCCCGGGGACGCATACGACGGCACGTTCACGCGGCCAGCGCCCACGGTGGTTGTCCCGCAGTCCGTCACGCGAAGGCAGGCCCGGCAGGCGCTGCTGATGGCCGGCAAGCTGGCCGACGTACAGCCCGCCATCGACGCCATCACCGACCCGGTGCAGCGCGGCCTGCTTCAGATCGAGTGGGACGACTCGCTCAACTTCGACCGCAGCCGGCCCGCACTGATCGCGCTTGCGGCGGCCATCGGAATCGACAGCGCACAACTCGACACCCTGTTCATCACAGCCGGGAGCCTTCGATGATCCGCATTGCATTCCGCTACGGCGACCCGCGCATCTTCGCGCGCCTTGTGTGTCTTTTGCAGGGCGGCGACTCCGCGCACTGCGAGGTTTCTGTGCGTCAGGTGGCCGATGTGCACGAGTGCATCAGCGCGAGTTTTCTAGACGGCGGCGTGCGCCTGAAGACGATGCCGCTGCCGCCCGAGAAGTGGCGCATCTACGAACTTCCCGGCGATCCCATCGCGGCGCTGGCCTGGTTCGATGCACACGACGGCTCGCCGTATGACCTACTCGGCCTGGCCGGGTTCGTCTGGCGGCGCATCAAGGGACTGCGCGATGCGTGGTTCTGCAGCGAAGCGGCGGCCGACATGATCGGCTTGCGCGACCCGTGGCGCTATGACCTGGCGCTGCTCGAATCTGTTTGCCACAAGCTAGGAAGGCGCGTCCAGTGAACAAGCACGAAATCACCGAAGCGGCCTTCGCGGCCAGCGTGTCCGGTGCGGCCAGCAAAGCCACCTACGGCGGCGCATTCGGGGCCGTATTCGGCTGGGTTGTCAGCAGCGAGGGAGTGGCGCTCATCGGCATCTGCGTCGCCATCGCGGGCTTTGCGACGAACCTGTTTTTCCGCTGGCGCGAGGACAGGCGGCAGGAGCGTGAGCATCAGGCGCGGATGGCGCAGAGGGACTTCTACGAATGAACGCCGAACTTCCAGACCCCTCGCTCGACTGGCCCATCGCATGGGACGCCGTAGCTCTGATCGCACGCGCAGAGGGCTGCAGGCTGAAAGCGTACCGCTGCATCGCTGGCGTGCCCACATGCGGATGGGGCGAGACGGACGGCGTGACGATGGCAACCGTCTGGACGCAGGAACAGGCCGACGCGAGATTCCTTGACAGCCTGACCGACTACACGCAGCGGGTGAAGTCGCTGGCGGGCGATTGCAGCGACAGCGAACTCGCTGCGTTTGTCTCGCTGGCCTACAACATCGGGCTTTCGGGCTTCGCGCGGTCCACCGTCCTGAAGGCACACAAGGCAGGGGATCGGCAAGCGGCGGCGCGTGCGTTTGCGCTGTGGAACAAAGCCCGGGTAAACGGCGTCTTGCAACCCGTGCGCGGCTTGACTGCCAGGCGCGCGGCAGAGGCGGCGCTGTACCTGCGATCCGACGATGGCCCGATGCCGCAGGCGGTGCAGGCTGAATCGAGCCTATCCGCCAGCCCCATCGCACAGAGCGGCGGCGCGGTGGTTGCCACAGGTGCCGTCACGATCATGGCGCAGATGGGCGAACACCTCGGCACTGTCGGCCCGGTGCTGGCGCAGGCGCGCACGATCATCGTTGACGCGCTGGGAATTCCGGTGGGCTGGCTGGTGCCCGTGCTGCTGGTGGGCATCGGGCTTGCGGTGCTGCACCAAAGATGGCGGCAACGCGCGGGCGGCTGGGCCTGAGCATGCTGTACACACACGCCGCCGCAGCACTCGCAGCCCTAGCCATCGGCTCTGTGGGCGGCTGGAAGGTAGGCCGGTGGTCGAGTGCGCAGCAACTGGCGCAGGCGCACACCCAAGCCGAGACGCTGCGCGCCGATGTGGCGCAAGCCACCGTGGACCACCTCACGCGGACCATCGCCGCGCAGCAGAAAGCCGTAACCCATGCCAAGCAAACCGCACAAGCGCAGGCCGCTGATGCTGCCGACGCTCGCACTGCTCTTCAGCGGCTGCGCGAGCGCGCCATCCGTTCAGGTTGCGCCGCCGGCCCCGCTCCCGACGGAGGCCCGCCAGCCGCCAGCGCCCCCGTTGTGCACGCCGAGTTGTTCCAGCGGCTTGGCGAGGCTGCTGAACAGCTTGCTGCCATTGCCGACGAGCGAGGCAGAGCCGGTGCAGCCTGCGAAGCCATAGCTAACCCCACTCAATAGGACACGCATGCCAAAGCGACCAGACGACGACACCGAGAACTGTTCCTCATGCCGTCACTGGCGCGAGGACACCGACCCCGGAGACACCCGGACGGGCTGGTGCAAAGCAGGCCCGCCAACCGTGCTTTACTGCCCCGATTCTGGGCTGTTCGCCGCGTGGCCGCCGACCGATCACGATGAAGACTGCGGCGCTTACCGGCGCAAGGTGCAGTAATGCCAGGGCCATCAGGCGCGATTGATACTCGGCTGTACGAGTGGTGCACCGTCCGCCAGCTTGAGATTCTGGAAGCCGTCAACGCGCACGGCAGTTTCCGCGCAGCAGCCCGCGCACTAGGGTGCAACAAGTCGCTGGTGCGCAATGCCGTCGAACTTGTGCGCCGGAAAGCCGCAGCGCGCGGCTACTCTCCCGAGCATGACCTGACGCGGCCCACAGCACCCGGGCAGCGGCTGAAGGGTGCCAGCACGCTGTATCGGCGTGGGGAAAGTGAGCCTGTCGTCCAGTGGGTGAAGACCGAAGCGGACCACGAGGCGCGCGAGGCGCTCATCAAGGAAGCCATCGCGGCGCTGATGGAGGACGCGCCCAAGCTGGCGGCATCCACGCCCCCGCTGAACTGGCAGACGGATGTGATTCCGTGGGTGCAGATTGGAGACGCGCATATCGGCATGCTGGCCCACGCTGCGGAGATTGGCGAGAACTTCGACCTGAAGATTGCCGAGTCCGAGCTATGCGCGGCGATTGCCACGCTCATTGACGAACTGCCCGACTGTGAGCGCATCGTCATCAACGATCTGGGCGATTTCACGCACTACGAGAACTTCAGCGCCACCACAGAAGCCAGCGGGCACCCGCTCGATTTCGACAGCCGGTTCCCCAAGATGATCCGCGTGTACGTCCGCATGATGCGCTTCATCGTGGACAAGGCACTGAGCAAGGCGCGGCATGTAGATGTCATCGTGAACCAAGGCAACCACAGCCGGACCAACGACATCTGGATGGCCGAACTGCTGCGCGCCTGCTACGGGCACACCAACCGGGTGCATGTGCTGAACAACGACTCGGTATTCATCGCCTACCGCATGGGCAACACTCTTGTGATGACGCATCACTCAGACAAGTGCAAGCCCAGCCAGCTTGCCCATGTGATGACGACGGACTACCGCAAGGACTACGGCGAGACGGAGTTCCACTACATCGACATCGGCCACGTTCACCACGGCATGGTGCTGAAGGAACACCCGGGCGTCTTCGTGGAGTCGTTCAACCACCTCGCCGCGTTGGACAAGTGGGCGCATGACAGCGGCTACCGCAACCGCAAGTCCGTCACCGTGGTGCTGCGCTCCCGCGAGTTTGGGGAAGTCGGGCGGCGCGTGCTGCCTATCCAAGAGGTGCGCAAGCGGCTGGAACGTGCGAACGGCACATCACCGACAAAAGAGCGCGAAGTGTTCGCGGTTTAGGGTGATGGTGACGCCGCCACGCACTCCGACATGACGCACCGGCGCATTCGCATCCCTGTGAAGGCAGGGCTGCTACTGGTTGCACCATCGGATTCCAGTGTACGGCAGTCAGACTTTCCCTGCACTTTCCCTGGATCGCTCAGAACCCGCATGAATACTGGCCTGCCCGGAGGGACTCGAACTGTCGCGCCCGGCATGGAAAGTAGAACGCAGAGCAATCAGGAGCGGCTTTGCCTAGGCGAGCCCCGAAACCGCTTGCTCTACGCTGCGCCGGATTCGTCCGATCTTTCCCCAGGATTTTCCCCGGACAGCATCACTTCGAGCTTCCGCATCTCGGCATCGTTCGCACCACCGTCGATCCACTTCGAGTAGGTGCGCAAGAACTGCTCAACGCTGTGCCCAAGCTGGCGTGCGCCGAAGGCCGGGGCCATGCCCGCCATGAGCATCATCGTGGCGTAGGTGTGCCGCGTCTGGTACGGGCTCCGGTAGCGGATGCCCAGCCGCTTGAGCGTGCGCCGCCAGTACATCTCGCGCGGGGTCCAGTCGTCCACCCATCGCTTGCCGGTCTGCGGGTCGGTCCAGACCCAGCCATCGGGCAGCAGGAAGCTGTGCGCTTTCTGCGCCTTCAGCGCGGCCAGAGCGCGGCTGTTCAGGTGGACGCTGCGCGTGCTGTGCGTCTTGGTGCGGTCCTTGTGCTGACCCAGGACGATGGCCTCTTGCACCAGCAGCGTGCCAGTCGGCCAGTCGATGGAATCCCAGCGCAGGCCCAGGCTCTCGCTCGTGCGCAGGCCGGTGAAGAACTTGGCCTCAAAGTACCGCCCAACTTGCTCCGGGTAGTGCGCCAGCATATCGGCCACGATGGCGTCCGCCTCGTCTTTCGTGAATGGGTCGGGCGCGGGCTTCTGGTGCTTTGCGGCTTCCAGCCCTTCCAGCGGGTTGCTCTGCAGCTTGCGGTCGCGGATCGCCAGCGCCAGGGCCTGCCGCAGCACGGATACCTTGTTGTTGCGCGTCTTGCCGGTCCACGCGGGCTCGGTCGCCAGCGCGGCCAGAATGTCGCTGTGCACCAGCGCCGTCAGCGTCTTGCCGCCGATGCGCGCCTTCCACCACGCAGCCGCGATGGTGTACCCCTTGATGGTGCTCGCTTCCTTGCCTGTTTGCAGGCTCAGCCACAGGTCAACCTGATCCGCCACCGTGCCGGCCATGCCGGTTGTCGCGTGCCGGCTGGCCGGGAAGTAGTCGCTGTACTGGAACGCGCCGTGCCTGATCTTCTGCCGGATTTCTTCGGCCAGTCGCTCGGCATAGGCGATGTTCTTCGGCGTCGGCGGCATCGGCTCGCCGTTGGTCTTGAGCGTCTCTTTGCGCGCCTTTCCTTGCCAGGAAAAGGTGATGCGAATCGAGTTCTCGCGGACCTCTACCCCCTGCCGTGCTCCGCCCATCGCTCATACCCCTTCATGTCGATCAGCACGCGGCCATCGCGGCGCACGAACTCCCGATCTTCCAGCCACACGGCCTTGTTGATCTTGGCGCGGATCGCGGCCGGGGTCAGTCCGGTGATCGTCGCAGCCAGTTCGATGGTAACGAACCGGCTCGTCACCACCTGAACGGGGGCGGCGGCGGTCATGGTGTCGGTGTTCACACAAGCCCTTTCTGTCGAAGCAGCACCAGGGACCGTAGGTGTCCCTCGTGCCATGCAATTTCCACCTGCTCGCGGGTCATCCCAGCGGGCAGGGTGGATTGACGGTCTATCGCGGCATCGCAGGCCGTGCAGGCGTAGCAGCCCGCTAGATCGAGACTTTTGATGCTGCGGCCTTTCCCGGCTGCGCCCAGCGGCGCGTGGCTCCAAATCGTCTTTTCGGGGTCGAAGGTGCACACGGCGGGGAGAGGACTGCCAGGTGCGAAT